TTCTGGGGAATTAATGAAGTATAAGATGTATGAGGGGTGTGTTCATTGCAAGCTGGCTTTCTCTTGTCGTGGTGATTTACCACAAGCACAGGGTTATTATAAGATAGATGATCTCTTGAAGGAATTGGGAAGAACAACAAAGAGAACATGGCTGGCTCAAAAGGAATGTAGACGTCCTGGTTTTGAGGGGTTGGTATATCCAGACTATATAGACGATATTGGAAATCCATTGTCTATAGTTATCCCTAACTGTGGAATACCTGAAGACTGGTTTGTTTCAGAGAGTTACGACTTTGGTTCGGACGATCCTACCGCTATTTCTTGGTGGGCTATTCGCCCAGATGGTAAGAAGGCTATTAAAATTCAGGAGTATTATCAAAGAAATACTACGGTTAATCATCATGTACAAGCTGTTCTTAAGATTAGAGAAGAATTCTATATGCACGATCATAGGATGTTTATTTGGGGAGATCCGCAGGGTAAGGGGATGCGTGTTGAGTTTGCCAACCGGGGTATCTATATTAAGAAAGCATATAATGTGATTGATGTGGGTATTGACGTCGTGGCGAGTATGATGGAACAAAAGGATGAAAACGGTCATCCTCAATGTCAGATATGCGAACGATGTGTAGAGACTAGAAAAGAATACATTGTCTACCATTTTAAGCCGGGAACAGATAAACCAGAAAAAAAGAACGACCATACTTGCGATGCGGACCGATATGGGTTAGTATCTACAGTGGCTTTGCTTCGCAAGTATAATTTCAAAGAATCCGGAACTGGTACTCTTCGTCCAACTGTTACGGATAGACCTCTTGTTGGGACAAGACCATAAGGAGTTACAAATGCCTAAGAAAGATAAGGCAATTGGCGGAATTCAAGGGGATAAGGCAGTTTCAGAACAGCCAGTAAAAACTACTGCCGATTTTGTTAAGCACTCTGGAACTATACGGGCTACAATTATTGAGGGAAGTCCAACTCCAAAAATCCTGAAGATAACTAAAGGAACAGTCCCTCAGGCTGGAAAACTTAAAGAAGAGAGTATGGGAATGAAGGGAGATGTAGTTACTCCGTTTTATGACCCTGCTCTTCTTCAGGAGATTGTTACTGAAAGTCCTATACTTGGGGTCTGTATTGAATGTATGGCGGTAAATGTGGATGGGCATGGGTATACTCTGGAAGTAATTGCAGATCCGGGAACCACAGAGAAGAAAATAACCAAGGAAAGAAAGCAAATAAAGAATTTCTTGGACTACCTCAATTATGATGAGAGTCTTACAAGTCTTAGGATGAAGGCTAGGAGAGATATGGAGACTATGGGGTGGGGTGCGTGGGAGTTTGTAAGGAATGGAAAAGGTGATATAGCAGAAGTAAATCATATCCCTGGAAAATATCTGAGGATAACAAGTCAGGATACAGAATATACAGAGTTCAAACAGCCGACGATAAATGCTGACGGTAATGTAGAGAATGTTCTTCGTAAGAAGAGATTTAGAAGGTATGTGTGGGTTTCTAACGGGCAGATAAGCGTGTGGTATAAAGAGTTTGGGGATCCAAGAAATATAAGTTGCAAGGATGGTAAAGTCTTTCCGGATAAAACTGTTGTAAAGGAAGAGGAGGTAGCAACAGAGCTTTATATGTTCAAACTTTTGGACGACGGGAGTGTATACCCCGCACCTAGATGGCTAGGTGGTCTTCTCTCAGCGGTTGGCGCAAGGAGAGCTGAGGAACTGAACTTCACATATTTTGACAACAATATGTTCATACCTTTTGTTATTCTGGTCTCGGGTGGAGTTCTAAGTTCTGATTCAATGGATAGGTTAAAGAAACAGTTGGAGGAAGGTAAGGGAGATAAGAAGCCATTCAGAGCATTGGTCTTGGAAGCTATGCCTATGGATGTGAGTGCCGCTGTTTTCGATGAAGGTAGAGCATCAGCTATTCGTGTTGAGATAAAGCCTCTTGTAGAAACAGTCAAGGATGATATGCTGTTTGGTGGATATGATATTCAGTCTAGAAATAAACAGAGACTGGTTTTTCGACTTCCTAAGATTTTACTTGGTGAGTCAGAAGATTATAACAGAGCTTGTTATTCTGATGATACTGAAACATTAACCGAAGTTGGATGGAAAACGGTTGATGAGATTATTGATGGAGAAAGGATTGCTACTTATAATCCAGAGACAAAGACTATTGAGTTTGAGGTTCCTATAAAGAAGTTAGTTTATGCTATTTCAGAAAAACTGATCCATTTTACTTCTAAACAGGTTGATATTCTAGTGACTAGAGACCATGATGTGTGGACTAGAACTACTGATAGGAGAAGAGATCGGACTTGGAATAAATATCATGCGGATAGTATTCCTTGGGATAGATTTGAATTTTTAACATCTCCGCAAGTAGCTTTTGATGGAGAAGGTATCCAAGATATTACTATTGAGGCTGAAGAAAAGGGTTCCTGGAAGGAAGATTCTTTTGTTATTCCTGAAGATAAACTCATGAGACTTGTGGGTTATTTGGTCTCTGAGGGGTATGTTTTAGACTCAAAACATGAAGTACATTCTCATGCTTATCAGGTAGGTCTCTCACAGAAAGATGGTGAGATCTCTGAAGAGATACAGGAATTTCTGGATTCTCTACCGATTAAGTTTGGTCATTCTATTTCTGGAAATATTCACAGATGGTGGATAAATCATAAGGGTTTCTGGACGTGGTGTCGAGAGAATATTGGTGTTGGAGCAGAAAATAAACATCTTCCTATCTGGTTCAAAGACGCTTCTTCTTCTCAGCTTTGGGATTTGTGGGAATCTCTTAATGATGGGGATGGGTCTAGAGATTATAGGATTGGGAGGAACTCTGGGTATTATTCTACAATTAGTAGACAATTAGCTGATGATGTTCAGTTCTTGGCTACTCTTTTAGGTATGAGAACTGTGCTATCTCAACATTATCTTGCTAGTGGAAATAGAAAAGACTGTTGGAGATTGAATTGGTCATCTTACAATATTTGTGAATTGAGGAAGGAAAGGGGTAATATAGAAGAATTAGAGTATACCGGACGGGTTTATTGTTTTGAAGTTCCTAATCATTTATTTGTTACTAGGAGAAATGGAAAGATCGCAATACAAGGAAATACCGCTGAGGCAGCTCTTTCTATTGTGAATGCTCAGGTGTTTGATGTAGAACGTTTTGAGTTCGATGATTTTATGAATCGGAAGATATTTCCTTTGAAGGGATTTATTTATCACAAGTTCAAGAGTCTGCAGTATAGGGCTTCGGATCCACAGGTTATGTCTGAAGTTCTTAACACTCTTTCTCAAACAGGTGTTATTTCCCCTGCCACTGCTCGAGCTACTGCATCAGATATTCTTGGTAGAGATATCGTACTTCCGGATGCGGAGTATATCAAATACCCGTTCCCGTTGGTACAGGCTCTCGTACTTATGGAAGTATTCGGGATGGCAGAACTACAGGGAGATATCACGATACCAGAACAGTTTCGTGGAAAAGCCCTTGCAGAACTCAAGGCCGAAATAAAAAAACGGGTTTTGGATTTATTGCAACCAAAACCCCCCAAAGCCTCTATCGAAGAGGAAACAAGTAATACTCCCAATGAAAAAGAATGATAGGTGATGGGATATTTGGTTTAGGGCACTTTACAAAGGGGATAGGATGTTGTAATACTAGAGAGTGATAGCCTCTCTACCTGCCGAGGATGCAAACATGAGCGAAACTTCCAAGAAGATAACTGCAGATCAAGCCCCAGAGGGAGCGAAGAGAAAACTTGTGGGCACGATCGTGGAATATATCTCTATCGTGAATGCCGGGGCTAACATGAGAGAATTCATCGCAAAGGCAGAGGCTCCTCCAGATGTTGAGGGAATGGTCCGTTTTGAAAAGCAAGTCAGGGTAACAAAACTGGATGAGGAACGGAAGAGAGTTATGGGTGTTGTTTACACCCCTGACGAAACGGATGCTCACGGAGATTATATGGATAAGGCAACTGTAGAGGCTATGGCTGCCGATTTTCTCCGGGGTGGAAGAACTAATAATGTTGATAGGAACCATAACTTTATTCCCGGGGAAGGGTATGTTATGGAAAGCTATCTTATTAAAGAGGGTGGAGATTCTGAATTCCCTGGAGAAAAACCTGGGACTTGGGTTGTTACTATTCAGGTAACTAGTGAAACTACTTGGAATAAGATTAAAGATGGAGACCTTAAAGGTCTTTCCCTTGCCGGGTATGCTACTGCTGAGGATGTAGAAGTTGTTGAAGAAGAAGGAACTACTGAGGTTAAGACCCTGGAACTTCCGTGGGATGAGGAAGGTGCTATCCGAAGGTTAGAGATGAGGGCCACTTCCTCTGAGGGAATTGACTTTGGTCTCTATAGTGAAGGCTTTGCCTCTATTTCCCCTAGCGAGCACTTAGATTCTATAAAAGCGTACCAGTATCCCCACCACGATGTTGTGAAAGATGAACTGGTTGTTAATCCCCGAGGCGTCAGGGACGCAACTAAGAAAGTCTTTAATGACTTAGGTGAGGGACGTCTGACTGCTGGTCAGGCAGACGAGGCACTAACCCATCTTGGCTTGCATCTAACCGAGTCAGGAGAATCCATTCTGGATGTAGATCCAGGAGAACTTGCTCCTAAGTCCCTCGGGACTTTTCTTGAGAAACTGACACTTCCCTTTGTTAAGTTACCGAAAGGTATTACAAAAGCAGAGGTATTGTCAAATCTTGAAGAGCAAGCACGGCGTAAAGAACTACAGGAAATTGTGAAGGCTGCTGGAACAGAGTACAGTTTTGAAGCTTCTCTTAAGAATCTTATGGCCTTTGTTCTTAGCTACACTGACTTGATTTACCTGTTGTGGTACGTCGTGGACAACATCATGTATTCCAGAGAACTTACGTTGACAGAGAAGCAGACCGCTCTCACAACGTCGGTAACAGCTTTTCTTAATGC